CCGCAGGAAGCCGTGGCGGAGTACTTTATCTTCGCCGATCCGCCTTACGTGCTCAGCGAGCGATCAGGCGGGCGAATCTACGAATGCGAACTGTCCGACGAGGATCACCAACGGTTTCTTGGTACCGCGACGCAGATCGACGCGACCCGGTACCGGATGATGATCTGCGGCTACTCGTGCGACCTGTACTCGCCGCTGGACGGCTGGGAGTCGATCGACCATCGCGTTCCGACGCGCGGGGGCCTTCAGGACGAACGAATCTGGATGAACTACCCAAAGCCGGTCGAGCTGCACGATTACCAGTACATCGGTGACACGCGCCGCAGTCGAGAGCGGATCCGCCGTCGCCAGAAAAACTGGCGTGAGCAGCTTAATAGGATGTCCGAACAAGAACGATTTGCAATGCTTGAAGTCTTGAACAGGAGAAAGCCATGATTGCTCGCTTACTGCACATCGCCAACTCATGTCCACCACCAGGCAAAGCTCAGCGAGAACGTTTCTACAAAATGAAACAGCGCATCCTGCGGTGGTTCGGAACCGAGGATGGCCACGACCTACAGCATATTGAAGGCAAGAAATGCTGGAGCTGCGAAGGCACTGGCGGTCTTTACGAACCGCATGGCTGCTGGAAGTGCTATGGCGATGGATGGTTCAAGCCGCCAGTATGGATCTTGTTGAAGCGATGGAAGTTCGGCGGATACACGTTCCATGAGCCGCTACAGCGATTCTACCGAAAGCCTGAAACTCACTCACATGCTCGACCAATGATTGAAGGCTACGTCGAGCATGCTTGGCACCGTTTTCTGGAGTCTACTTTGCATGGGATGGCTTGCTGTGTTTCTACGTAGGCGAGTCGGTCAATGTTCCTATGCGAGTCAAGAACCATAACAAGTTCAGCCGCGATACGTGGGTTTCCTTTATCGCAACGGAACAGCACAAGCGATACGAGCACTTTTATATCTGGCTACTAAACCCATACGACAATGGATGCACGGTCTGATGAAACGCAAGTACATACCAATAGCCGAAGTTGCCGCGCGATGGGGAAGGAGCGTCGATCACGTGCGACATCACGTCAAGGCTGGCAACCTTACCGCGGTAAACACTTCCGTATCTGGCAAGACTCAAGAGCTGGTTATTTTGCTGGCTGATGTCGAAAGCTTTGAAGCTGGACGCGTGGTCAGTGAAAAGACCGCGGCAGTTGCAACGCGTCCCAAGGATCACTTCGCAAATAGCCAGCGGCGTACGAACTCAGCCACAGCTCGCAAACGGGAATCTTCGACCGAGTGACGATAGTTTCCTGCGATGGAATGGTCAGCGTGCCCCATCGTCTTATCAACCGCAATCTGGTCCTTTGTTCCATCTGCTATTGTCCTATAAGTGTGCCGCAGGTCGTAGAAGCCCTTGCCTCCCCGTGGTAGTTCTTCAAACAGGTGTGCGATAGGTGTAGCTGCCCCACCAGAACCTAGTTGCTGGCCTCTTTCGCCGCAGATCACCCACGGGCTTTTGGTCGTCTGTTTCTTCAGTAGCTTTCTAGTCTCCGGCCACAACCACAGCCGTCGATGTATGCCAGTCTTTCCCCGCGGCATTTCTAACCACTCATCGCCAACATGCTCCCACCGCAGCTCGCACACATCGCGATTGCCCAGCCCACCGTTGATAGCCAGATGGATTGCCAATGGCATGAATCCGTTAGCCGCGGCGACTAGTCCACGAATCTCTGCCGCGGTATAAACGCGTTTCGTCTTGGATTTCTCGACACGCAGCAATCGAGCCGCGGGAGTTTTGAGCGCTAGTCTGTAAGGCAACTCATGGCTGAGCGTACCGGACTGAAACGCCCACGCAAACAACGTACGACAACGCGTTAGCTCATTCCGCAGCGTCACCTTTGATTCAATGCTGGCAGCCAGTCCTTTTCGCAGCCTGGCGAAGTCTGCCGCGGTAAGCGCCGACGCGTCGAGACTATCACCTACAAATTCTTTTACCCTAGCACAAGTTCGTTTGTATTCGAGGTAGGTTTCTGGTCGGATCTCCCCCGAAGACGCGTCTGATTCCTTGGCATCAAGAAACGCGTTTACAAGCCAATCAACGTCAACCGCACCAGTTGCCCGCGGCGTGCGTCCAGAGTGCAACGCGTCTTTCTGGTCGAGATACTTATTCAGAGCCTTTTGCGGGTCGTCCCAGTGGCCGAAGTAGTGCATCTTGCCGCGGATCTTCTTTGCCCACTGCTTAGACGCGTGCGGGAATAGGGGAAAGTGCGGATAAGGCTTTTTCGGCTTATCGGGTGTAGTCACGGGTGTAGTCCGTTTCCGCTGCTTTCCCGAACAATGCAGTTTTCCCAATAGCCGAGACGAGATTCGAACTCGTACGAGGGTATCCCCTCTCAGGATTTTAAGTCCTAGAATCGACTATGAAACTGCAATATTCCCTGGGAATTGAGGGTCTTACAGGGCGACCAAACAGACTACGCGGGTGTAGTACACCTGTCAAATACACCCACCCGCCCGAAAAGTATTTTGCAGATTCTTTGCCTTGTCCTATTGTTTCTGTATATACGATTGGCGTATAACTCTTGCATGGCTAAACCAAAACTAAACCCAGACTCCGAGACGACCAACATTCTTGTCAGGGTGCCGGTCGTCTTGAAGTCAGCCGCCGAATCGAAACTGAAGGCTGGCGAAACACTCTCCTCCTTTATCCGTGCCGCACTCGTAAAGCTGAGTAAAAGAAAATGACCCTCCCCGAAACAATCCGCAGCCAGTTGCACCTAGACCGAATCGTCATCCCCCACGCAGGCGGCACAGTAACGCTAACGCCGGTGCAGGCGCGGAAGGTGCTGGCTGGTGGGGAGTTAATCGACGTTTTAGGAAAGGCGGTGGTGAAGTGATAAAGCAGTACCTGTACTTTACTGTCCATGACGACAAAGATAGCGAGTGTGCCTATAGCAGAGTGCTTGATTTGCCACTTGTCTTGTCGGTCGGAAGCTACGTACAAACACCGTGCTGGTTGCTCTCTGTGTCCTCAGTGACGATCTACCCAGACGACGAGAACCAAATCCAAATCTGCTTGACTGACAAGGTAGTTAGCTACCCAAAGGAAGATTGGGTTAGGTTGCACAAAGCAATGTTGGCTGGTGGCTGGGTGATAGATGAGTCGTTTGGACTAGCTTTCGACGCCAAGGGTGAACTGGTGGTTGATGCGATGGGAGTTGATGTGCGATGAGTGATGAACTAAAAGAAGCTGTGGAACGATTGCAGTTCTTGCTGACTAATCTCGACGCTGAAGAACGGCTGGAAGTTTTCTATTTGGTTCGCGAAGGCTACTGTCAATACTGCGGTTATCCTGCTGAGATGCTCGCATGCCATTGCATGAACGATGAATAGATTCCTCCCCCACCTAGTCCTGCCGTTGTTCTGGCTTGTCGTCGTTGCAGCCGTGGCGGGAGTGGCGTTTGGTGTGGGGCAACTTTTAGTGACGGGGAGATGGCCGGGATGATCAACCAGGAGAAGGACTAGCTGCCTATTCCTGGATGAAGCTTTCACACTTCCGGCAGCATTGATAATTCGCCGGCGTCAGCTCTCGACGCAGAAAGCTGACAAACTCGTCGATCGGCTCTTTCTTACCGCACCACTTCTTGAGCAGTTTGCATTGATAGATCGCACCGCAGCCACACGAAGCAACACCAATGAATTGGCCGCAGTAGATGCAACCGGTGCCCTCTCCTGGCTGGCCTATGGGTTGTCCGGATCCGGCATCGTCACTACTGTGTGATCCCACTCCCTAACCTCCATGCGATTGAACTTGGCCCAGTTCGATCGAGCACCTGATGGCGTCGGCAATACTTGCAACGCCCAGTATCGCTTGCGATTGCCTGTACTGGCGCTGGGCGTACCGCTTTTTTTTGTTCCCCACGTATTGCCAGGAATCCCTGCTGTTGGCTTTACGCCATCAATCCATAGCCACTGCGTGATTCCATCAGTGTCGACCTGAATCTTATGCCAGACGGTAGCAGGAAGCGAAGTCAGTATGTTGTCGTACAGAAGTGATTGAGAAGTACCATTAGTTACAATTGTTGCACCAGGTGTAATCGTTCCGACCAGGCCAACACCCAAGAGCGAATAGGTGTACGTTGATCCATTGGTTCCATCGAGCATCTGCAAATGCAGAACTGCTTGATCGCCGCTTACAACATTCAGCTCTGCGATTTCCAAAATGAACTCGCATGAATACGGCACCGGTAAACGAACGGCATCAACAATGATTGGATCCGAACTCGTTGCCCCAGCGTTGCGAGAGTAGATCAACTGACCGCCAGATACCGACCAGCCAACCCCCATAAAATTGACCGGCTGATAATCTGTGCTATGAGCTGGGCTGGTGACTGCATAGCCATTTGGCCTGCCAAGGAAGCATGACCAAAACGAGGTAAACTCATCGACGTGTTCGGTGACGGGGCCGCAGCAGCAATCGCAGCCTGGGTTGTCTTGCTTAAAATTCGTTGCCATTTTAGGAGCACTTCACTACAACGAACTCCCACTTGCCAGCGCCGTTCATAACAGCCGTTCCCCACTTGCCGCTGTCAATGTCTCCGCCTGGATTCCACAAGTCCTCGTCGATGGTAGTGTCCGTTACCGTCCCATCTGCGGCCACTTCGTACAGGTCGCAGCTAACTGAAGACATGGCACCAGTTGAGTCGTCTCTACCCGTACACGACGATTTGGTTTTGACATGCTCAACTCGATTGTTCTCGACGACGCGAAAAACATTGGTAGCAATGTCGTCTTCACCATAAACAACCCACGGACCAAGACCAGCCGATAAATAATACTGGCCAACCGTCGGCTTCCATCTACGCCGGAAAGTTACCGTGCCGCTGTTCTTGTAAACGCGATAGACCGGGCCAGTCTGTGCCGTTCCGTAGCCGCTTGCCTCAATCTCATAGTGGCCATTGAACAGAAACAGCGTTCCAGTCGATGTCGGCTTCTTGACGCGAATATAGTTCTGCGTTTCGTCGACGGTGCCGATGACTTCCATGCAGCCGTAAGCGGGGATTACGCTGGATTCGGTGTTTTTGATAAGTAATCCAGCTTCGCGGTTATTGTCGACACCAGAAGAACCACCCGGACTCCACAGGCCGTTCTTTCGGTAATAGCGAATCATGTCAGCCAGTTCACTGATTTCGCGTTCACCGAATTGGACAATCTCGTCGGTCATTACTAGTCCTCAAAGCAATACACGACGACTTTGCACGCCGAAGTGTTAGCCTTCATGTAGAGCGTTGCCGATGGATTGACGCGAAAGATTGCAAACTCCCCCGCTTTCAAGCGACCGCCATAGACGCCAGTGGAGAACCCCCACTCGACATAGTTAGTCGCGTCTTGGTTCTGGATTGCTGCCCAACCTTCAGTTGATAAGTCTGGGAAAGTTGTATTTTCCTCAGACGTGCCCACAATCCAGTAGCCAGGCGATGGCCCGCCTTGAGCGTTTTGGGTGACACTCAGTGCTGATGGTGCAAAATTGAAAATTTGATTGCCGTTGACAATGCGAATCGAAGCATTGACAGTTATCTCGTTTGCCATTTAGAACAGCCCCAATGCTGCGTAGGGTAATGAATATTGTTTCTTCTTGCGTTCAATCCAAATGGCGGCATTCGGATCGTACTCGCGTGAACCATCTAGCTTGAGACATACAGGGCGTGCTTCTGGCTCTTTGTTAGCGTCTGTTGCTCTAACTAGCCGAGCCAAGTAACCACTGCCGCCAGATGCACTTATGCTTGTAATAATCCCGTTGCTGACGGTTGGTGTTATGGTGGCCCCAGACCCCGGCGTCACGGTAACAGTTGGCGTCGACGTATAGCCTCTGCCTCTATTTGTTAGACCAATTCCAACCAGTGCGCCACCACTAACGAGCGCGACGCCTGTAGCCTGGGCCGATGCACCGCCTCCGCTGAACGTGACTTTGCTTCCACTCTGTACGTTTAAGCCGTCGTTGCGAAAGCGATACCACCAAGCACGAGCTGGAATAGTTAAGTAAGGCACTCGGAAGTCGATCTGTGCATTCACCGCATAGTAAGCATTTGCATTGGTCAACGTCCTCTCTGCCGTAAACGTGCGCAGTGTGGCGGTTCCTGCTGGCCAAATCGAATCTGGCGAGCCCCAGGCATCAGAGTTTACGGAATCGAGGTACTGCACTAAGGCATAGGTGTTGATGCTTTGAAAGTTGCGTTGCACCGACAGGGTGAAGTCGGAAACCTCTTTAACAAAGCCTTCTTTTAGTTCTCCATTGCTGTTGGTTAATGGCACACCATCTGCGTCTGTGTCAACTGGCTCTGTGGTTATCGTATTAGACCAAACCCATTTCGGCGGCTGGTCAAGCGGTCCTCCCGTTCCGCCGTCGCCTGCATCTCCTTCCCATTCGACTGTAACAATCGACATGATTGGGCCTGAAGGCTCACGACGGATTTTCACGCACTCCGCACCATCTTTTGTTGGGTGTGGGTCATGCACTCGCGGCAAAGCAGAGTCTAGTAGAATCGTGTCCTCGTCGTCGTCCGCATCGTGCAATACTTGATATGCAGTTGTTGCTACGAACTTAGTCGCAACAGCGTCCTTTGCTTCATAGCCTCCGTTTCTTCGCGACCACATTTCAGTAACGCTAGATACTGTCATGGCACCACCGCCGTTCTGACTTGGAAGCCACGCTTCTTCTGCACTTCGTAAAGGTCATCCAGTCCTTTCTTGATGTCTCTATTCAGTTGCTGCACTGCGTTTAGTTGCTGCTTGGCAACAAGAATTGCGGGATCTCCGCCAGTGCCTTTTGTCAGAAATCTTCCCTGAACAGCAGCCTGCGGGCTATTGTCTGCTTCAAGGCTCTTGCTCTTGTTGGCCGCTTCCTCGTCGCGTTTTTGCGCCTCTTCAGCTGCTGCTATTCTTTCGGCTGTTGCCTTACTTAAACCGTCCTGCTCAAGTCGATAAGCTTGTGCAGCCTCTCTGCCTTTCTCAAGTTCGATTCGTCTGGCTTCAAGGTCGACAAGCCTTTTCTTTTCAAGCTCTTCAACCCTCTTAATTCCATCCTCTTCTTTTTTCCGGGCATTCTCAGCGTCCTGCTCAGCTTTCTTTTGCTCGTCGGCTTTAGCTTTTAGTGCATCACGTTCCTCGATAAGAGCCTTTGCCAGTCCCTGTTGTTCAGGTGTTGCGTTGCGTGCAGCCTCGATACCTTGCTGCTCTTCCTTTGACGCCTTCAGCAACTCTATCTCGTCGCGTAAGCTTTTAAGAAACGCATCGGACTTATCCTTGGCCGCGTTCTCCGATTTGCGAGCCTCAATGCTTTTAGCTCGCTCACTAACCAAATCTCGCAAAGACTTGGCTTCGTCGTCCAGCCCCTGCCTCATCTCTCTTAGATTTTCCAGCTGATCTTTGGCTATCTTCAGGTCTGTATCGTCGCCGACGAACTGATTGTTAAACTCCGATTGGCGTCTGGCTACTTCCGCCTGTGCGTTGGCGATATTGTTGCTAAGTTCTTTGCTTTGCTTCTCGATTCGTGCGGCTGCTTCGTTCGTTGCAGCTTCGCGTTCCACTGGATCTCGAATAAGCCCGAGGTCTTCCTTGGTTTGCGAGAAAGAATTTTGCCGGGCCTTGCCAAACGCTGCCGACATTGACGAAAAGGCTTTTTCAGCTTCCGCAGCTTTCTGCTTGGCTTTATCTATTTCAAACCACCAAGAGGCTACTGTTTCTGCAACCTTGTACGTTACAGCGCCAATGGCTAGGACCAACCCAGCGCGAAACGCAAGAGCGCCAGCACGTCCAGCCTTTGACACTTCCGAGAATGCGGATACTCGCTCTGTTATCTGCGCCATCTCGCCAGCGAAGATGCCAAACGCGGAGCCACCAAAGGCATTGGCAAGAGTGCCAACAATCTCCACAGATGCTTTGGTCTTTCCGCCAACATCCTTGACGTGCTTGCTAAGACCATCCAAATCCTTGCCAACTTGGTTTAGTTTGGCAGACGCTTGGTTGTCGGCGTGTATTAGGATCTCTACTGATTCGCTCGCCATCGTTGCTCCGCTTCTATCCGCGTCTCAGTATTTTTTAGGAATCGTGCTGCATCTACAAAACTTGCCGATTGGTCTAGGCTTCCACCGGCTATCGGCGGCAATCCTGAATGGAATAGGTCTATTGCCTCGCAAAGCGTCCTCATGCCGTTAGTTTCGCGTCGCGGGCACTTAACCTCTATTTGGCCGTCTGTGCATTGCTCGCACCCATATCCGTTGCAGGAAGGGCATTCAATGTCGACTCCAAGTTCTGTACACTCTTGACCGCACCCACGACACACTTCGCCGCAACGGATCATTGCCGCGAGTGCTAGTCTTTTTTTGCGTTGTGGTCCAAGTGATTGTTGAGCAGCACCGACCGTAATAATTCGCGTGCCTCTTGGTAGCCAAGCGAATCCATTAGCCACTCCGCTGACAGTTCGCCCGGCATGTTTTCAATGCGAGTGAAAACTTTCAACAAGACAGCAATCGTCTTCTCAAACAAAACTTTGGAATCAACGTCACCTAGCCAACTGTCTAGCGCTTCTGCTACCTCTTGTTGCAATCGCATCGAGAGGCTTCTGGCGTAAAATGTTGGCGTTGGTTTCTTGTCTTTGTCGGACTCTAAAACTACCGGGAACTCTCGCCCCGGCTCTAAGTAAACAGGCATTAACTTGTCGCCGTGAAGGTAATGGAAAGGCACTGGTCGTGCGTTGCGCCGTTTTTGTTGCAAGCAAGTTCCAGTTGGTCAACTACTAATTTCTCGCGGTCGCCGTAACCGACTTTGATGATTTGTGCTTTCGGTGCATCGAACTGGAGTAGCGAATTGCCAACGCCCCCGCAGTGAAGCGCTAGTGCGTTCTCAGTTCCCGCCAGCCAAGCGCCGTCGCGATCCTGAGTAGCCACCAAGACCTTCTCAGCGTCCATCGTGACTTTGGGATAGCGATTCGTGATGATGCCAGCCAAGTAGCCCGAAGACTTCGACGGGTCTTGACGCATCGTGATTGTGTTGCCGGCGTCGATGGTCGTAGTCGATGGCCGCAGTGCTACGCTGTTCCATGTGCAGACACCAGAAGCAAACTTGTAATTGGTGTCCGTCACATACGTTGGCGTGATAATCGAAACGTCAGTCTCGCCAGCCCATACGCCCATGAAGTCCCAGTCGATGTAGCCCATCTTTCCAGTCGGCAATGTGACCTTGAACGTACCGACACAGCCAGTCATCTTCCGCAGTACGCCATCAACGTAGTGCGAGAGCGTTATAGAGCGAGGGTCGCTTGTTGTCGTGCTGGTCGCTGCCGTTAGCGGGTAATATGTCTGGCTGCTCTTAACCCATCCACACGCAGGCAAAAACACTTCAGCCCAACTAGGTTCTGTAGCGGAGCCGTCCCACTGTAGCTTTGTCTGAAATGTGCAGCGTGCTTTGCGTGCGCCGTTGACCTGGCTCAGATGGTCGAAGCCACCTTGACCTTCCCGCTCTTCCATTTCTGGTTCGGGATTCATCACAGCGTTGTAAATGTTCATCGTCGCGTCAGTGCCCGATGGTGTCGAATCGGTGCCGACTGTCGCTTCAAGCTTAGCCGCTAGGACTGACCTTCTAAAAAGCATGTCATGTCAACTTCTCCGTGAAGCAAACATGATGTATGAAAAAGCCACCGAGCTTCGTTGCAACTCCACTCGGCAGCGCTTCACGGCTACGTTATTAGCCCGCGTCGGACCATGACAGCCCGTATTCTTCTTTGCACTTGTTTCTCTAGTTCGCGATTGGCAAACTCGACTGTCTTGGCCGTTGCTCCACGCTTCACAAACACACCCCAGGGCGATGGCCCCATTAGCTTTTGGATTGGCAGTCTAGCCTTGCCAACTCGCTTGAACGCATTGCCCTTCCACTTGGTGTTGATAGCTCCAGGCTTTGGGCCTTGGAAACCACCTGGCACTAGTCCGCGTCCCTTGCTCTTGGAAATCTTGTAGCTGACGCCTTGTCTGTTCTGTCTGGCCCCAAACTCTTTCAGGCTTATTCGTCCGGTCTTGCTTAACCGAACCGCTGCCTTTAAGTCTGTCCCGCTTGCCTTCTTTGGCTGGCTCAGTGTCTTGGTTACAACCTTCTGAGCCACCGCCAGTTCTTGCGTTACCTCTTTGGCCATATGTCGCGATGTGGCTTTTGCCGTCGCGTTGATGGCTATTGCTAGTTCTCTTGGGAGTCTGTTGGCTTGCTCAGCTAGTACGGCCTGAAGTTCTTTCACGCCCTTTATGCTGGTGTTAATCATCCGACAATGTCCACAGCAGCTTCGTTCGTCCTGTACTGCACGAGCACAGGAATAATCACGCCACCTAGACCGCCGTTTGGTTCAATTGGCTCGATGTCTCCCACTTTGGAATCACAAGCCAAGCCGCCCATCGTGTACCAATCCGATGTCCCGTTTTCGCAAAGCTTGTACTTCACTTGCCCGTAGATTTCCAAAGCGTCTTCGGTTATCTGCGTGCTTGCTGACTCGTCACGGATTCGCACAGTCACAAGAAACGTCTGCTGTCTGCCTTCTCGAAACGGATTACCTGGCGCGTGCCATTCTTCCGCTTCGATGTTGCTGCCGTAACCAATCGAAATTTGCCCATGCACCGGGCTAACTCCGCGAGCATTTGGACGCACGATAGACATCGTCACTGAGCCGGATGAATCACCGTCCAGTGGTAAAAGCCTTGTGTAAATCTCATCTGCTATTTGGTTGACAACTACCGGCATTCGACAACAATCATCCCCTCGTCATGCGACATAATCCGCACTATGGTTTGGAAGCTAGCCGTTTCGCCAACTCGCTTCGAAAACTGTATTGAATCAATGGCCGCTTTTATCTGTGAAGACAAAACACCCAGCGTTTCATGGTTTACCAAGTGAACCTCGAATCGGTCGCACTCTTCCTCGTCAATGCCATCCCGAATCACGACCGCCTGAATCGTTCGCGAATCGCCAGTGCTACCCGATTGGTATAGCACTGACTCGGCGAACGTCTGCAAGATTGCAGGCCGTCCGCTGTTAGCAAAAATCTGCTGGAAGACTGGCATTAGTCAACCTTGAGCAAGTGCCCAGCTTCTGGGTACAGAATCACTTCACCGACCTGATGACGAACGCGAACCACTTGGCCACGAACTGTTTCGTCTCGGTAAGTTTCAACCGTGCCACCAATGCTTGATCCGTCTTCGCTCCAGTGGAACGTTCGGCCAATGCAAGGCTCACGCATGTCTTGGCCGGTCGCGATCTTGCACACCATCGCGTAGGACGATGACCAGATTTGCGAAGGCGTGGCCGTTTGGCCTTCCTTAGCACTGTTACGGCTTGCACCGGCAACAATGATGTAGTCAAGGTCGAACGCTTGAGCCAGCATCTGAACGGTAACGTCTGACGCCAGGTTGCGATTACCAGCACCACTCGAAGCAATGCGGTCCAGAATGCTCGTGTTGTTGCGCAGCAGTCGGAACGTCTTGCGGTTGATAATCATCGCATTCGGCCACAGACCGGAGTTGTCGTAGACCTTTTGGACTGCCGACTCAACGTCTGACAGTGGCGTACCAGCCGAAGTCCAGGTCGAAGCGTCCGTGTAGAGGCTGCTTCCTGTCCAGGTTGTGGTATTGAAAACCGCATCGGCTACGCGCTTTTCAGCAGCTCGCAGAACGTTTGAGAATGCTCGAAGCGTTGCGATCTGTTCCGCGTTGAAGTAGTCCGAGTACATCTTCGCTTCGTTGTCGTCAACCACTTCTTCCTTGCCATACTCGCGAGTGGCATAGGTGGCGTCGTCAAACTCGAAGTTGCCACGGCTGTAGCCAGCGCGAGGGTTACGGCTCACTTCCGCGTCTTGCAGTAATTGCTCGACGGGAATCTTGCCGTAGTTTCCAGACGATTTAGCGACATTGACCACCGGCAGAACTTGCGTGGCAACGTATCCGTTTGCGTCTGATTCCAGGTCGTACTCTAAGAATGAGGCCAGGTCTGGCCGTAGTGTTGCCAAGCTTGAACTTGGTGCAGGCATTTGTCATGTCACTTTCCCATCAAGCAACAAGACCGAAGTGTAAAAACCGCTGGGCTTTGGTGGCCACCGCCACCCAGCAGCGCTTGATGGTTCCGTTAGGACTCCAGCACAAACGTCGCAATAACGTCAATGTGCGTCGATGTTGCCAAGTTGCTTCCAACCTTGGTGATCGTAATGGCAGTGTTGGCATCGTTTTGAACAAACGACACACCACCCGCGATAATCGCAGAGTTGGATGCACCAGCACGCAAGAGCGTATTCTGCGTCAAGCCTGCTACTGCATTGGCAACAAGGCTAACCGTTGAACTGCTCTGCACTGCTTGCAAGTCGACTGAGGTAGCTGTTGCTGCGCTTCCGCCGACTGAAATCATGGCGCAATCTTGCAAACGCCACTTCAGCACTGGCACTGCCGTCAGCACCGTTGCGCCAGCGTTGACTTGTGCAGTCGTGAACCGTGAGCGAAGGGCGACGACCATACCGGCTACTAGTGGTGCAACTTCGATGATGTCTCCGTCTGCGGTCGCTGCTTCTTGAGCAACACCTAGAGGGCAAGCACCAGTTGCACCTACCTTGCCGGAAGCGCCTGCATAGACAACAGCACCAGCACTGATTGCGGCGTTAGCTACCATCTTGCGTGTGCCTTCAGCAGTCCACAATCGAACCGAACAAGGTCCGCTGGTTGCGGTCGATGGCGTTTCGATGGTTCCAATGCCGCGATTGTCTGCGCCAGCCGTTGTAACGGTGCCAGCAGAGGCAACGTAAACGCGCAGGTGAGCGCCGATGGATGACGAGCCTAAGTAACTCTTGAATTTGCTGTCAACGTATTGACTCATAGTTATTCGCCCTTTCGTGCGAGGTTGACTTCTTCGACCATTTGTTCACGCAGGCCAGGATGTTCGCTGGCAATGGCCATGACGGCCTTGCTCTTCGGAATGCCCTGTCCGACCTTCGCACTCAATAGCGAGTTCCATTGAGCTAGTGCCGATGGCTTGGTGGTATTGGTAGCCTTGGCTACTGGCTTGACGCCGGCCTTGGCTTTCGCTTTGGCCATCGTTTCTTCCTGTGGCTCTTCTTCCGTAACCGTTACGGACTCAGACTCTGCTTTGGCTTGCTCAAGCTGAGCGAGTTTGGCCTTACATTGAGTCAGCTCGTCTTCCATTGCTGCCAACGCTTCGGACATTACCGAAGCCATCGGTAGCTTTTTCTTCACGCAAGCCAAGATTCGGTCTGGCTTCATGGTTGGAAACTTCGCCTCAATCTCTTCGATAGTCGCGGCGATAGGTTCACTCGACATAGGATCATCTCCGGTCGATTGAGGACTAGGCTTATTGGGTACGCCACAAAGCGAATCCAAAACTGCCTTTGGAATTGTTTTCGTTTTTGCTACCGCTCTTAACTGCGGAGGCATGATTCGTGACACATAGCCACCAGCCAATGCGTCTCTAGCGTTTATCCATGTTTCGTTAGCCATGACCGCTAAGACTTCATCGCGACTTTTACCAGTTCGCGACGAGTAGGCGGTTACCATGCTTTCTTTGAGTTGCGATAAACAGTCGGCGGCTTGTGCGTGTGCTAAGTCATCTCCCGCAACTTCCATGTGCGGATTGTGAATCATTAGGTAACCGTTTTCGGTTATCTCCAAGTCATCAAAAGCCATCGCTATATGCGAAGCAATCGACAGGGCAGCCGACTCAACGACGGCTCGCTTAGGCCCAGCGTATGAACGGAAAGCGTCGTACATCGCTAACCCGTCAGATACTGCACCGCCTTCGGAGTGAATCCGCACAACCAATGGTTGCGTCTGGTCCATAGCGTCAAGCTGCGTCTTTACATCGACAGCAGTAACGTCTTCACCGATCACACCGTAGAGCTTGATTTCGTTAGGCATTTACAAGCTCCGGTGAATCGATGGTTCCATCTGCAATGTCTGCGATATAAGCGTCAATCTTGGCAGGCGGAACGCCTTGGCTATCCAAGTCGAGCCTCGCCCGTTGCTCGCTAATCGTTTTGGCTTTAAGTTGGTTCAAGACTTCGTTGATTGCTTTGTTTCTGTTCTGCTGCTCGCGACGACTTAGGCCGACAGCTTCGCCAGTTGCGTTCGCGTTCTCTTGCTTAGCAACTACCGCAGGATCTTGCAGGGCCAGCGTTTGACCTTCTGGCATTGGTAGGGCAATCAAATCGCGCCACGTTAATGGTGGGCTGTTCGGGTTGTCCTCATTGAACTTCGCAGCCTTCTTTGCTGCGTTCTCGATGGCGTAGAGATTGTCGTCTGCAATTTCTTCCGATAGCTCTTCCCAGTCGTTTCCGCGTGCTGCGTGAAGGCGACGAGGGGATGTTAGAGCGTTACGCAGTTGTGTTGCATCGCCTTCAGCGTCGGCCACTGGCTCGATGTAGGACCACGTTGGCAAGTTCCAGTTGTGGGCATAAATGTCCAGCTTTCCAACCATCGCTTGGAGGCCAGGATCTTCCTCTATTTCGCGAGTCAGCCACCATTCGTAAACCGGCTTGTGGAATCGACGCACCAAGTTCATCTGGTCCGAGATGAACCCTTTGCGGGCCTCATCAACAGCTCCGCGCCAACCACTGAAGTTGGTTTCGCTGCCGTCCATCAACACAAGACATAATGGCAATCCAAAGTTGACGCCCATGATTTGTAGTATCAGGCGAACTTGCTGGAAGTATTCGTTATTGGGGATGTTGGGAGAAAAGCCCTTCAGTGTCTCACCTGGAGCGCCCCAATACTCCATCCCAGGGCCTAGACCCTCTTCGCTGCGTGTTTCATTGGTGCTCGACTGGGAAGTAGTAGAGGCACCGTAGCCAGGCTTTGTAGGTGGCTGCGACTGTCCTGGAGCGAACTCGTGCAGAATCGCCCAGCTACTTACCGACTGCTGCTGTACCAGCTTGGCAAAATTGATGTCTTCCAGAATCGACGCTAGAGTCGCAATCGGAGCCACCATTGGCACACCGCGAGTCTGCATCACTCGGCTTGGATTGTAGACGTGGAATACTTGCCGCCGCCCGTTGTCGTCGCGCACCGGAATGGCTGACGAATCGCCTAGCGTTCCGAATTTGTCTTTTTCTTCAATTACGTGATAGGCAACACGCTTTCCGTAGCGGTCGGTAGTCACCCCGAGGAAAGTATCTTCAACCTTGCTCTTCGTTTGTATCAGGTGGGCCTCAATTAACTGTAAGCTGCCCTCTTCCGTTCCAATGGCAATAATGTCGCCATCAACGCAATCAGCTCCACAGACGGCCTTCTCTTGCTCGTGGAAGCTTAGTTCGCCGGTTATGTCGCATAGGTCAGGATCTGACGCCCACGCTTGAAAGCGGCTCCACAAGTCCAAGTCCAGCTTCTTGTCGCCAGTCTTCGGGTCTAGCTTGAACCCGCTTTGCACGATGTTATCGACGCGACGGTCACGTAAGATTGGCATCAAGGCATCGTTGCGGAACATTGCCCGCGAGATTTCCAGCGCCTTGTAGAAGTCCAGTTCAGTCTTGAAGTGGTAATCAGCACCAGAGCCACGAGCAGCCACGCCAGTCCGTTGCCGAACCAGTCGACTAATGCGGACCATCTCATAGTCAGCCTTGGCTTTGTCAAACTTCTTAACCAGCGAATCCTTCTTGCTCATCGGTAGTCACTCCGAAAGCTGAAGAATCGAACCGCTGGGCTAGTCGTGCTGGCCTCGTAAGCTTGAATCCAATCTAAAGCGCGAGTCTGTGCCGCTTTGATGGATGCAACATCAAAACTTTGGGCCGACGCACCGAACGAAGCCGAAGATGGAAGCAACACCGCAAGTTGAACGCAAGCGGTTACGAACGCCTTGGCCTTGGAGAGAGAAGCATCCTCTTCAAAGTCAGCGTTATCAAGATAGGCTTCAACAGCTTGGGAATAAGTTACGGCCATGAACTAAATCATGGCGATGTAACCGTATTACTCAATAGAAAAATGGCGTTCGGAAATTTCCGTTTTTCCGAATCATATCTGTATCGAATCAATCAACGCTCGCACCGCATCGGCCATGCTCTTGATTTCGCCACCGTTGATAAGCTTGCGGTCCTGCACGATGTAGCCGCGACGGATGGCACGCAGCTTTCGGTGCTGCTCTTTCGTCAGCAATCCCAAGTCGCAACGAAAGCACTGTTCGCCGTCATAGCCGCCAATTGGCTGACCAACAAAAGGCACGTCGACCGCGACTATCTCGACTTTGATCTGAGACAACGTTTCCACAGCCGCCGCATCTTTAGTCGGTGCCAGCGGCGCATCTGGTGAATCCTTTTTAGCCATTGGTGCTCGCTTCATCGGTAGAGTTGTCAATCGGTTTCTCCTTTGTTTCGCCTGTTTGCCTTGATGTTTCGATTGTGGCTACAACGCGGTCACCTTGCAGCAGCCTAGTTACGAACAACTCGCGAGTGGGCGCGTCTTCAAAAACTGTTACTCCGTATCGCTCGGATGCAAACTTGACGCAGACATGATGCTTGTCGTAGTGAGTCAGGTTATCCATCGCCTGTTCCCACTCAAGCCTGTACATGCGCTGAACTGCGTCCCAAATGATTCGCATGGCTTGCTCTGAAACAGAACTTTGGATGCCAATTAGCACGCCATCAATCTCCCCTCGCTCTTTGTCAGTCAGTCGCTCCACGCCTACCTCCCCCTCGCAACAAATGGCCTTCCCCACGGATTCACAAACCGCTTTGGCTCTACCTTGCGCTCGACAGCTACTGGCTTCACTTCTTCAACCAGCCGAACACCAAGGCAGCTAGCAGCCGCACACGCATAGCCAGCAGCGTCTAGCCAGTGGTTATTGGATCTGTCGACCACGTTCCAGATGGCCTTAAATGCCTTCCCAGGAAGTGGCACATGCTCCAGGCGTTCTGACACCATCGACTTAGCAAATTGCGTGTGGAAGCGAATGTCGTCAACGTCGAACAGCGCCATAGAACCTGGCGTCCTGGCCTCACCTGTCCACGGATCACAGACAAATCGCTCTTGCAGCCAGTTCTTCCAATATTCCGTATTCGGATGGAATAGCCAAACGTCTCGACCGTCGCGATCCTTGACCAGATTACAGTGGCATTCGTGGAATAGCTTGTTTGTGTCCTTGGGCTGCGGCTGGCGATAGTTTCCGTCTGGACCTTTTACCGGGAAGTAGTTGCCGTCAATTCTTCGACAGCCTTCATATATTGCGTCGGTCTTGTAGCCTGCGTCAACCAGCGTGTAGTTAATCTCATAGGGCGTCTCATTGGAAGCAAACGTCACCAGAGCGTTGAGCATTGCCAGCTCGATTGCTTCATGCGACGAACCAGCAGCCAGGCCGTAAGGATGGAACTTGCCGTAATCCAGCACTACGCCTGTGCCGTCCTTTGCGAATCCCAGGTCCGCAAACCAGCAATCGCTCTTTCCCATATCCACGCCACGAACAACAAATTCAACCCAGTCCGGCTTGACTTGTTGCTTGAAGCCACTCTTGCAGCTCGCAACGTGTGCATGGGTTAGGTTGATAGTCTGGATTTCCTCTACTTCGGGAGGATCGTTATCTATCTCCGTTGATACAGCTTTCTGCCCGAAATCAGCCACTCGGTTGTAGTAGGACTGAATTGCGGACAGTTCTAGCGGCTCTCCATCGGCATGTATCTTTTTTGACATAGAATGCGGATTGGAAATCTTACAGCCTGCTTCAATGGCATTTTGATTGTCCCGCCAGAATCGAAAGGCAACTCTGGCGTCTGGATCGTCGTCTTCTCGCTTCTTTCGTAGTTGAATGTACTGCTCTACCAAATCCATCCGCTCTGGCGGCTTTATCATTTTTCGATAGCGTTTGCCTCGCCATGATGGCTTTTGTTCACGATCGGTAAACTTATAGGCATTGCACTTTCTGTTCAGCGTTGTGCATAGGTAAACGCGAGCGATACGCTCAGCCGACGCCCCCATGCCGCCAATGTCTTCCTCAATGATCTGGTCTATCTTTTCAATCTGAACATCATTTCGACCGGAATCTTTGTCCTCAACGTCATCAATAAGCGCAACCGTTGGACGCTTCGCCCGAAACTTGCAACCGCGAATCTTGCCGTATATTCCAACGGCTCCCATTATTTGCCCGTTCGATACTGGCTCAATGTCGTCTGGCCAGTGGGGCAGTTGAGCCTTGCTTATCTTAGGGAACGCAAAAAACTTTTCCCCCAAGTGCATTCGTATGTACTCGCCACCCACTGTTTGCAAACGAGCATTAGCTGTCGATGCACCAACAGCGTGTAGAGGAATGGCAATCTCTGGGAAGTCGTCAACGAAGCTTTCGCTGCTCATTATTCGTTCACGTAAAGCCTTCAGTTCCTCCGATGCCGAATCTTGGTTCTTTCCTATGACGACTGGGAAAAAAGTCAGTCCGGCCAACATTAAGCAAAACGCCCCATCCATCGCAAGTGTTGTCTTCCCTTCACCACGCGATGCCGCGATAGCCTGGTCTCCTCCATACATTGCTGCTCGCCAAATGGACTGGAGCATATCTCGCCTGTCTTCCGTGAATGGCTCAAAATAGAACTCGGTGAAATAGGTGGTCAGCAATAACTCTGGGTCAGCTAAGCAACTATTGCGACGATCTATGTTGACAGGGACCGGAATGTAAACATCACGCCCAACAGCTCGCTGCTTTGCCTTCCGTTCTCTGTCGTATGCTTTCTCGTCGAACTTACCGGGGTTAAGTAGCCGCTGTGCCTCTGGACTCGATGCTTTGGGGCTGGCCGCTATGAACGCTTCCAATTCCTCCACCGACATCGCCAGCAATTCCGAGCTTGACGGCCAGTTCGATGAGTTGCAGTTTCCTAGTATGCTCAGATTCCTGTTTCCTTATTTGGTCCGCTAGCTTCTTGTCGTTAGCTCTGTCTACTGCTAGCAGGTAATCCCTGGCCGCCTTACGTATCCGTCCGTCCGCGTCCTTTAGATCTTTCAGCGCATTGTTGACGCACCTTTGCCTGTGGTTCTGCCGTACTGGCCACAGTTGATTTTCTGCCCTAGTTTCCAGTCTGTAATCCGCTACAGTCCGATCATCCACACTTTCCCCCTCCCCGAGCATCACTACCGGACGGACAGACAAACCGCGAAGCATTTGAGACTTTTCAAC